AATCCCGCTCACGACGCTCCCGACACGGCCAACCATGTTGCTTACGGTGCCGACGATGCCGCCCCAGGCGCTCGACACAATGCTTCCGACGCCATTCCACAACGCGGCCCACACGCTTCTGATGGTCGAGCATGCGGCGGATACCACTCCGCTGACCATGCTGACTCCTGCGGAAACGACGCCTTGGATGCCGCCCCACACTGCCGACGCGATGCCCTGGATGGCCGACCACGCGGCGCTCCAGTTCCCGTTGACGACCGCGAGCGCCAGTTGGATGATGCCTTGGATGACGGTGAGTGCGGTGTTGATGATTGTGGTGATGATGGTCCATGCGCCTTGTACGACGGTGGATATGGTGTTCCAGAGTCCGTTCCAGACCGTGCTGATGATGGTGGTGGCGGTTTGGAAGATGGTTTGGATGTTCTGTATTCCGGCTTGCAGGAGTGGTGTGATGGTGGTGATGAATGTTTGGATGCCGGTGATGATCGCGGTGAGTGCGGTCATGATGATGGGGCCGATTGTGTTCCAGACGTTTTGGAGGATGGTGGTGATGAGTGTCCATCCGGTTTGCCAGATTTGCTGGATTTGGCTCATGGTCTGGGTGATGAATGTTCCGATGGCTTGCAGTGCGGGTTGGCATGCTGTGCTGATCTGGTTCCAGATTCCCGTGAACCATGTGGCGAAGCTGTTCCAGAGCTGTTTGCCCGTTTCGGTTTGGGTGAAGAACCAGGTCAGTGCGGCCACGACCGCGGTGATGCCTGCGATGACGAGGACGAATGGGTTCGCGGCGAGGAGTCCTGTGAACAGTCCCCATGTGGTTCGCGCCGCGGTGGCGACTGTTCTGAACGTTCCGACGGCTGTCTGCACGATGCCGAAGTTACCTGCGGCGGCTTTCAATGCCGGACCGATGCCGCCGAGGTCGGTGGCAAGGTTGACGAATCCAGAGATGCCTTTTGCCGCTGTGGTGATTCCAGTGGCGCTTCTGCTGATGCCGTCCAATGCGGCTGGCAATGCTTTGAAGCCGGCTGATACCGCGCCGATGCCTTTGCTGGCGAGGACGAACGCGGTGATTCCCTTGGCCAGCGGGATGATGGCGTCCGCGTGGCCCGACACGTAGTCAAGAAGACCTGACACGGCATGCAGGAGCGTTTTGAATCCGTCAGCGATTGCGGGCAATTGTCCTTTCGCCTGATTGTAGAGTTCGGAGAGCGGTCCGGAGATGACGTTCCAGACGGCTCCGGCAGCTCCCGACAGGGATGAGCCGAGTTCCTTCAGATCGTCCTTGAGGGAAGCGAGATAGGAGGCGAACTGCTGGACGGTCTGGCTTTTGCCGAGCTTGTCGAAAAAGGCGGTGACCGTGGGGATGGCCTGTTCCAATCCCTTCTGCAATCCCACGCCGACCTTCTCCAAAGTCGGGGACACCGCCGCGGTGAACGCGTCGATGAGCGGAATGGCCTGGTTGAACAGTCCGCGCAGTCCGTTGAGGACGGGCGTGGCTGCGGTCTCGCCGAGTCGGCTCAACGCGGCCTTCACGTTCGCCAGAGCGCCGGTGAACGTCGTTCCGGCGCTTTGTGCGGCACCGCCTAGGCCTTCCTGCATGGCGTCGGCGAAGGTCTGGAAGTCGATCTTGCCGTCCGAGACCATGTCGGACACTTCGGCGCTGGTCTTGTTCAGGTGCTTGCCGAGCATCTGGAGGACCGGGATGCCGCTCGACATGAGCTGGAGCATGTCGTCGCCCTGGAGTTTTCCTCGCGCGGCGACCGATCCGAAGATCGTGCCGATGTCGGTCAGGCTTCTGCCGCTGATCTGCGCCGTGTCGGCGACGGTCTTGAGGACCTTGGTGAGCTGGTCGCCTTCCTTGATGCCGGATGCTGACAGGCTGGCCGCGACGGTCGCGGCGTCGCCCAGTCCGAACGCGGTGCCCTTGACGGATGCGAGCGCGTCGTTCATGATCTCGGTGACGCTCGCGCTATCGTGGCCGAGGCCTTTGAGCTTGGCCTGCGCGTTCTCGATGTTGAGCGCGCGGGTGAAGCCGCCTTTGGCGGCCAGGGCGGTGATGCCTCCTGCGATGGTGGCGATCGCGCCGGTGCCGACCTTGCCGATTTTGCCGAACGCGCCGCCGATCTTCGAGATGAGGGTGTTGGAGCCTTTCCTGGAGGCTTTGCTGACGGCGTCGCCGATGTCGCCTTCGATGCTTTTGCCGAATCCTTTGCCGGATGGTTCGACGTGGACGTATGCGACGCCGATGTCCTGTGCTGCCATCGTGTTTCCTTATTCGTAGGTTGGGATTCCGATGGCGGTCGGAGTCAGAGGTCGTCGTTGATGTGGAAGTAGGCTTTGAGCCGTTCCCTGTCCTCGCGCTGTTGGCGGGTGAGGCTGTGCGTCGGCGTCGGCTGGCGGAGCGGGTCGTGCTCGTGGTCGAACCATGGGCGTTTGCGTTGTCCGGACAGCGTCCAGACCGCCTGTTCGGCTCCGTCGGGCGCGTAGACGGCGTTCTGCAACGCCATCCACGAGTGGCTCGTATGGTCTTTGAGGATTTCGCTGGTCAACGCCCAGGCGAGACCCCAATCGACTCGTGGACGTTGGCCTTCAACCCATTCCCGGAAGCGTACGGGCCTGTAGATCTGCCCGTACGCTCGGATCCAGTCGTAGGCTAGTGCCGCGCGATTGTTGTTCCAGAGGTGGGCGAGGTAAACGCTTTTGGGTCCAGTCCGGATTCCTCGGCCCACGCCTTGATGGTCGCGGTGAGGTAGGCCATCGGACGTTTGGTCTTGCGCAGCACGTTCCAGAAGTTCGGCTGCATCGTCTGGAAGTAGGCGAGGAACGCGCTCACGCAGGCCGTGGTTTCCTCGTCGGACAATGCGGGCTTGCTTTTGACCAGGAGGATGGCCTGCACGAGTTCGATGGGCAGTTCCGCGTTGTTGAGGTTCGGCAGGTCGAGTTTCACTCCGGCGACCTCGAGGTGCACGTCGGGCTTGAGCTCCTCCGCGTCGGCAAGGTCCACGTCCACGACATGGTATTCTTTGTCGCTCATGTTGGCTCCGTTCTAATGGTTGGCGGTTGAATGGGTGTCCCGTGCGGCCGACCGCCATCGGCCGCACGGGAAGAATCAATGGGTCACTTGGCGTCTTCAGTGACGAGGCCCCACGCGTGGAACTGCTCGCCGTTGGTGCCCTTGAGCATCTTGAACGTCATGCTGAAGTTCATGATCTCGCTGGATTTCAGGCTCACGTCGGCACGGTCGGACACCTTCGCGTTGGTGCCGTACAGGAGGAAGGGGCGGTCCTGCTGGTCGAGCGCGACCAGCACGAGGATCCACTCCTTCTTCAATCCGGCGCCCTTGATGCTGATGCCGCCGTCCGAATCGACGTCCACGTCGAAGTAGGCCGACACCACATCCTTGCGACCCTCCATCGCGGCGAGCTGCAGGGTCCAGTAGCCCGGATCCGTGTCGGACAGGACGATGTCGCCGTTGTGGGCCTTGTAGTCGGTGCTGTCGCCCGGTTCCGGATGCAGTACGGCGCCGTCCTCCGTGGAGTAGCCGATCGGCTTCTTGCCTGCCGGCGGGGTCCAGGCCACTCCGGTCGGAGCCACGAACGTGCTGTCGCCCTTGGGGAACAGGAACAGCGCGTAGTTCTTGATCAGGCGCACGTTGCCTGCGGTGTTGCCGTTGGACACGTACCCGTAGTCGGTCGCGCCCTGCGCGGCGACGGTGGTTTTTTCGTTGTTGTCAGACATTCGTCTGCACCTTTCCGTTCTTCGCGTGTGGCGGCACGTTGTCTTTGGTTGTGTTTCAGTTGACGGTGACCTCGAGCAGGAGCACTCCGTACGCGCACACCAGCCTCTTGTCCTCGTCAGTCATGCGTACCGGCCCGGATTCGAGTGACGCGTCGATGAGCGGCGCGACGGTTCCGAGCCTGATGATCTCCCTTGCGATTGCCGCCCACAGGCGGGCTGCCTTGTCCCAGTCGCCCGTATGGTCCTCTCTCATGCAGCGCACGCCCAGCCGCAGTCGCACGTATTGGGAGATGGGAGTGCTCATGCCTTGCATGGAGTCGGCCAATGTGGCTTCGGTGAAGGGAGGTTCGAGGTCGTTGCGTTCGATGGTGTCGAACGTCACGTCCGGGAACAGCTCCCGCAGCCTGGGCAGGAGCAGGGGTTCCGTGCGCCGCGGGGTGACGGGGATGCTCATACGCGCATCCTTCCGAGCGTGTCCTCCAATGTGCCGTGCGCCTTCTCCACGGGTGCGGGGCAGAGGATGGCCACGCCGTTTCGGTTCGCGCCGTTATGGTCGCGCACCATGCAGCGGCTGTCGGTGACGGCCTCGTTGGCGGCGTCGCGCATGCGGTCACGCAGGGTCTCGTTCTTCAGCACCTGTTGGCTGAACGCCTTGCGGTTGAACACGAATCTGCATCGTTTGGCCATGCTTATCCTTCCCGTTCGCCCACGGTGATGACGTCGCCGATGTGGCGTCCGTGGGTGTTGTTCCATACTTGCGGTTTGCCTTTGACTGGCAGAAGGACGCCTCTGACTTTGATCAGGTCGGCTGGCTGGATACCTGTCGGTTGGCTGCCGCGGATGTGGATCGTGTATTCGATGGTCAGTGGATTGGCGTTCTCCTCGACCTGGTCAATGGTGGAGGTTGGGGCTACCACCGCCTGGAACGTGCCGACGCGGACGGGTTCGCCTTGGATGGGGTTGCCGTCCGTGTCGGTCGTGGGCTGGCCGCGCCATACTTCGATGGTTTCCATTAGGACACCTCACCTGTGGCCATGTCGACGCTGAACGCGCGCTGAGCGTTGATGCCAAGGATGCGTTTCTCGTCGTCGCGCAGCCACAGGTCGCCGGTGGGCGCTCCGAAACTGTATTGTTCGCTGAAGCTGCCGGTGGTCTGGTTCATCTGCGTGATGCCGCCGGGAATGTCGTACGGGTCGGCCTGCATGATCCTGCGGACGATGTCGCAGGTGATCTTCGTCAGCAGGCGTGGCCGTTCTTCGAGGAGCCGCCGCCAGATGGGCGAGCGTTCCTTGATGTAGTCGGTCACGTCCGTGAGATGCGTGTCGGCTTTCTGACGTTCCTCGTCGGTGAGCTTGTGCCACCTCCGTTCGAGATCGTCGGAGGTGGCGAACATGTCCGGTTCGTCCGTCATGGTCACTTCTTGTCCGGCAGCTTGATCACCCCGGAGGCCGCGAGGCCGGTGATAGTGTCATCGAACTGTTTCGCCAAAGTATTGAAAGCCGTGACGAGCTTGTCGAATTCATCCTTGGTCGGAGCGGCTGCGGCGGCCTTGACGATGTTGCCGTCAACGTTGCCAATCGTCTGTTCGGGCGCGAACTGCTTGATGCCGCCGAGGGTGTCCTTGCCGGCCTCCGGCAGTTCGTAGGCACCGGAGCCGGCGGAGAAGGCGGTGCCGTCAGTGTTGACAAGCCGCACCTGCGCGTCCAACGGGCCGACAGTGTGCTTTTCCTCGCCTGCGGGGTTGATCACAAGCGTCTGGATGGGGAAACTCATCGTTCACCTCACTTGGTCTTGAGCACGGCGAACGCGTGCGGGTCGATGACGGCGAACGCGTACATCGCTTCGGTGCGGTATGCGATCTGGTTGTGGGCCTTCAGGTCGACGCCGGTCTGGTCCGGGTCGCCGTAGGCGATGATCTCGCTGGTCAGGTCGCGGACCATGCCCCATTTGATGAGGCTGAAGTCTCCCATGAACGCGAGCACCTTCGTCGGGGTCGTGGCCAGTTGTCCGTTGACGGTGCCGGAGGTCGCGGCGGTGATGCCGTCCAGGCTGCCGGCCTGCAGGTTCAGCGGGATCTCCGGGTAGAAGCGCATGCCGGTGGAGGGGACGCGCAGCTTGCGCAGACGGGACGCCCACGTCTTGGACAATGCCACGCCGTTGATGTCGTAGGAGTCGTTCAGCGCGTCGGCCAGGGCGTCCACGTTGCTGATGTCGTCATCGCCGGCGGTCACCTGCACGGCGGACGTGCTCAACGGGTTGAATCCGGAAAGCGCGGTGCCGGTCTTCGGGTTGATCGCATGGTAGATCACGTAGTCGAGCGCACGGCCCAAAGCGGCTGCCTGATCCGCTTGGATGCTGCGGATGATCTGCAGCTGGTTGTCCTCGTCGGCCCACTGGAGTTCGCTGGTGACGCGGGTGGTGGTCTGCACTTTGAAGCGTTTCGCCACGACGGAATCCACGGTCTGCTCGTAACTGTTCTTGACGGCGCCTTCGGCCACGACCTCGGCTTCGCTCTTGCCGTTGAACACGAGGTAGTCGGCGTCGGAGAAGATCTGCGGCGTGCTGGGGCTCAGGGATGCGATGGTGCTGGTGTCCTTGGCCTTGTTCACGATTTCGGTGGCCACGCTCACGGGGAGCTTGATCTGGTCTGTTTTCATCGCCATGATGGCTTGTCCTTTCAGTCGTTATCTGCCGAGGAGCTGATGGATGTACGAGAGCTCTTCGGCGTCCTTGCTGTTGTTCTGATGTGACGGAGAGCCCGTCTGGTTCCTCACCTGCGGCGGCTTGGATGCCGGATGCAGTGCCGCTTGCAGGAGGTCCGCGTGCGCTTCGAGTTCCTCTTTGCTGCCGCCGCGGAGCAGTTCGGCCGGGACGCCCTTGTCTTTGGCGACTTCGGACACCCATTCGGCGTGCTGCTTCTCGGCAGCGGCATCGTCGATCTGCTTGCGCAATGCGGCGTTCGATTCCTTAAGCTTGTCGAGCTCGCTCTTGCCCGCGTTCTCCATCTCGTCGAGTCTCATGGCCTTGGATTTGAGCTCGTCGTAGTCCTTGTACTTGCCGCGCTCCTTGGCCAACCTTTTCTCGACGATCTGGTCGACCTGCTCCTGGGTGAACGATTTCGGTTCGGGCTCGTTGCCTTCACCGGAACCGCCGTCGCCGGAACCGCCGTCGATGAGACGGATACGGGCCGGGAATCGGAATCTGTTGAACATGTCGTGCTCCTTCTTGCTGTTTCCCGTGGATTCGAGTTCGACCGCGCCACGGTGCGCTGTATGGTCCTCCCACGCGATGCGGCGCATGGTCGCCGCCGGCCGGAGGGCCGGTTGAGTGGTGGATGCGGGATTCGCACCCGCGTGGCAAAATGCGCCCGATTTACAGTCGGGTCCGTTCGTCTGCTCCGGCAATCCACCAAAAGGTGATAGAATGGATATGTAAGCGCCCTTGTTACCGCCCTTTTTGGTAGTTTCAGCGGCGCTTACTTGATTCTCAGCAACTGTCCTTTTTTGTTCAGGATGTATACGATCCCATTCTTGAAACGATGACTTTTCATGATGTTTCCGATGAGTTCCTCATCGCTCATGTTGTCGTTTTCGGAATTGTCGATGATCAGCCGTCTGCAATCCGGCTTTTTTGACGCGCTGCCCATATATCCGTCGATAGTGCGGAATTTGTCTGCTGATTGAGGCGTCTTGAGCTCGATGCCGCCTTCCAAATCAGACAAGCCGATCAGGAGCATACGCCCAGTGTCTGGATCCTTCGCTTCACGATGGTCGATCTGAAAGGCCGGGACGATTCCATGTCTGCGCAGTCTCTGGGCCGTTCGTATCTCCTGCGGTCTTGCCTTCTCGGTTTCCTCACGCATCCCATCACTTGGGAAGCTGATCAGTGGCTCTGCGCCGCTGTGGAGCCATTCTCGGTCGCGCCAGCGCATCTCGGCGAGTATCTGGTTGCGTTTCCAGTTGCCGAACTTCTGGTCCGGCGAACTGCGGGTTCTCAGGTATTCGTCGTGGGTAAGACGATGCTCGATGGCCGTCTTGCATTGTTCCCAGCGTTCACTCATGCCGTCGGGGTCGAAGCCTTTGAGCTTCTGCCTTCCCCAGCTGCTGATGACATCACAGTGACAGTGGCCATTGTGGAAGGTGGGGCCGAAGTCGGCCGTCTCTTCACTGAGGTATTCGAAGCCACGGGTGGCGAGCATGACGCAGAACGCGCATGGATCGCTGCCTCGTGGCACGCGCGCCCATTTTGGTTTTGTGGGGTCGGCATGCATGTCACGCATGGTCATAAGCCTGGCGGATGTGCTGACCATGTCACCAATGAGCTGCTGCCAGTCATCGATGGTCTTCAACTCCGGCCACAGACTGTCCACGCTCAATCCGGCATTGCTGCGTCCGGCGACGAGGTCGGAGTAGTTGAGACCATTCCAGTCAGTTCCGGAGAAACCGCCGTTCATGCGGTAGAGGACTTCGCTTGGATCAAGCAAATCCGGGTGTTCGAACTCCGGCAGATCCACTCCTGACTGCTCGGCCCATATAGCGCGTAGCTGGCTGAAATAATCGTCAGCCAGCTGCGCGGACTGTCTCGAGTAGTCCTCGACCACATCGCGCATGAACAACGGGTTGGAGCGGTACTGCGCCTCTATAGCGTCAGCCGCTTCGTCTGCCAATGCATCAAGGTCGGCGACGTATCCCGCATAGGCTTGGTCAAGCAGCCGTTGAAGATCTCTCCTGTTCGTCTCCGGTATGTTCAGGCTGTTGAGTTCCATCCTGAACCTCCTCGCCGCCGGCCGATGCCAGGCGAGCCTTTAGCTGATCGATCTGTTCCTTAGCGCGCTGGCGTTGCTGGTCGGCGCGTAAGCGGGTGATTTCCTCACGGCTCAGGCCGAGTCGTTCGAGTCCGACGTCGGAGTCGGCGTAGCCGGTGACCTTGTCGGCGATCTTCGTGAACGCGTCGGCGCGCGCCGCGTCGGAGATCTCCTTCGTGGGGGCCCATACCGGGTGTACGTCGCGCATGGAGTCGGGTATCGAGTTCGTGCCTTCGCGCAGTGCCACGGCGATGCCCATGGCGCGTTTGAGTTCGCGTCCGAAGGCCACGTTCTGCTTGTCGGCGATGCGGGTCAGGCGTCGTTCCGCTGATGCCATCGCCTCGGCACTGGTCGGATTGTCCAGTGTGATGCCCAGGTAGTCGACCGGCACGCGGGTCTGCGAGGCGACGAGCATGGCCATGGTCTTGAGCATGTCCGAATGGGGTGCCATGGACGCCTGCTGCACCTGCTGTAGTTGGGGCAGGTTGCCGTCCTCGTCGGCGCTGATGGCGTTGATCGCCTGGATGAGGCTCTTCCACGTGTTGCTGCTGAACGCGTCCTTGTTCGCGCCGATGAACCAGAGTTTGGGAACGGAGTAGAATTCGGCCGATGCCTCCATGCGGACCATGGTGCGGAATCCGGCGTCCACGAGGCTCATGAGCGAACGGCTGATGCGGCTGTGGCCGAACGGGCGGTCCATCTGCCTGTCGTAGGCGAGCGCGACGACCGTCGGCTGGTCGAAGTTCGTTTCGATTTTCTCCGCGCGCCATGGCAGTGGGCGCCCTGAGCATTCGTAGACCTTGCCGGGGAGCCATACGTTGAACGAGCAGATCCGTCCGTCCTTGTCATCCTCGGTGATGGTCAGCGCGGCGGCCAGGCGGTGGTTGCGCCTGTCCCAGATTCCCGCGGACCAGTCGGCGGAACGGGGGATCATGCTGATTCGTTCCGGATCCTCCGGGTCTGCGGCGATGGTCAGGAAGCTGCATGAGTGCTTGTATGAGGATACGATCAGTTCGGATGCGGTGACATCCAGCTGGTTGTCCTCGAACAGGTCGTTGATGCCCATCGTGTCGTCGCCGGAGATGCTGAATCCTTCCAGGTCGCTCAGGTCGCTCAATGATCGGACGGCGAGTTCGGGCCATCCGATCATTGCCTCGACCTTGTTTTTGATCTGGTCGGGTATGGAGATTCCGAAGTCCTTGAACCGTTCCTTGCAGTCGTAGTAGGCTCCGCGGATTAGGTTACGCGGGTATTTCTCTCGCCATACGCGCAGCAGTTCTTGGATGATGGGCATGTCCTCGTCGTCGACGCCAAGAATGGTGCCGACGTTCCCGCTGGCGGTGTCTAGGTAGCTGCTGCCGGTGAATTTCGGTGCCGTGCTTACCGTGGTGCCGTCTGCCATGTAGAAGACCATCAGACCATCACCTCCTGTCGTCTTCCGGGATGCCGTTTCGTGGTGAACGCCCCGTAGAGCGCCAATGTGGTGGATACGAGCGGGGTTATGTCGATATCCGAGCCGAGCTTGTTCCATGCGATCGCGCCGGACTGTCCCAATGGACGCGTGGTAGCGCCCTTGACTGCTGCGGCCAGCTGCGGCTGGGATTCGTCCCGCGGGTGCTTGAGCGTCCCGGCCTTGAGCATGTCGAGGAATCGGCCGCATGCGCGGCCCATCTCCTGCATATTCGTCACGGTGACCTTCACGTGTGCGGCCTTCAGGTCGGGCAGCAGGCTCATGGCCGGCGACTGCGCGTCGATGACCACACTTGCGGTCTTGTGCCAGCGTTCGGCGAGCCAGTCCACGGCCCACATGGTTCCCGCCTGCCGCGCGTCCTTGATGTTCGCCATCTGGATGACGGCCGTTCCGTCCTTGTACCGCAATGCGGCGCCGATGGTCAGCACGCTCCTGTCGGGCGGCATGTCGAGGCCGAAGCTCACCGTGCCGCCTTCGGGCACGTCATCGACGGCCGCGGCCTTCCACTGGTCGGGGTCGATGGCGTATGCGGTGACAGTCTCATCCCAGATGCCGAGCGCCTCACGGCGGAACGAATCGTCGGACAGGTTGTTGCGCATGCGTATGATTGCCTGTTCACTGGTACGTCTCGGATAGCTGGGATTCGCTTTAGCCCACTGTTCGCGGTCGTCCGGATCCGCGTCCTTGTCGGCGGCAAGCTCCACGTAGAGGAGGTTCCCGTCATGGTTCAGCGCGTGCATGCGCTTCTCCGTGAACGCCTCGCACTGGTCTCCTGGCTTGGGTGGATTGCCCATGTACACGACCAACGGGTTCGGGCTCGTGTTCAGGACGGGGATCATGTTGTCCATCGCGCGCACGGTGAGGATCTGCGCCTCGTCGAAAACGGCCACGTCCACGCTGTGCAGGCCTCGGCCGAAACCGTTCTCTCGGGCGCCGAACATGATGCGGCTGCCGGACGTGAACGTGATCTCCTGCTGGCCGTTCGCCCTGCGGATGCGTTCCACGTACCTGCCGAGCATCGGGTTGTGTTCCATCTCGCACATGTCCGCGAACGTCTCGTCGCTGGTGCGCGTGTGGTGGGCGGTCCAGATGGCCTTCAGGTTCGGCGTGAGTATCGCCTTGAGGAACAACGCGGTGCCGACGGTGAAGGTCTTGCCGATCTGCCTGCAGCTGGACAGCACGGCGCCGTCCGCGCCACACGCGTACTTGCCTTCCGTGTTCTTGGCGAACAGAAGCCACAAGAAACCCTGCTGCCACAAGTCGAAACGGATGCCGGCCTTGCGCGCGGCTTTGTTGATTCGCGTGAACTCGCTGCCGACGATGCCTTCCGGCTGGCGGAGGACCTTGGCGATTTCAGACAATCGACGCTCCGACATCGTCCGTCACCTCGTCTTCCTCATCGTCCAGCAGGTCGGTCAGACCTCCGCCTTGGAGTGATTCGATGCGTTCGCATACATCGATGAGCTGGCGGCTGATCGCGGGTAGTGCGTTTGCCGGTGTGGACGTGTCGTCCATAGCCTTCTGCAGTCGGTCGCGGTTGGCGCGCATCATGTCCAGCATGCTGCCGTCCATCATTCTCTCGAAACTCCGCTGGTCAGTCCGCCATAACCAGAATCAAAGACACCGATTGGTCCGGGATTAGAAGGCTTTCCACGACTTTGACGGGTGGCTTACTGTTCCAGTCCTGTGCGGGCCTGTTCTTTTTCCGACGATAATCGGCTTTCTGACGGCAGGATTTGGAGCAGTACCGTTGCGGCCGCCCGTGGCCGGAAGGCCGGAATTCCTTGCCGCAGAGTTCGCACTTCATGGCGTCCACCTCCGCTTTCCGACCTTTCGTCGTTTCCCCTGTTTCCGACGTTTGAATTCCGGGGGAAATATCGGCACTGCACCCGAGGCTACCCCAAGGGGGTATGACCGGGTACCCTGCCCTGGTATCGGGTCAGATGCCGAACGTTCTGAATGGCAGCGAGCTTGATTTGATGGTCTGCTTGCCGGCCAGCAGCGCTCGTGCATGTTCGTCTGTCTTGTCGCTCTTGAACCTGTTGCAGATGCGGTGCGTGAGCCTGCAGTTAGTGAAGCTGTATGGATCACCGCCGCGTGAGACTGGTATGAGTTCGTCTACTTCGGCGCTCATCGGATGTGGTGTCTTCAATGTCTTGTCGACCGGCTTGCCGCAGATGGCGCACACATCGTATGCGGCCAACACTCTTTGCCTGAGCATGCGCCGCCGGTATCCGTTGCTGACCCGCTCGTTGCGTCGCTTGCCCATGGTCATTCCTTCGTATGAAGTCCTAGCATGGCCAACCACATGTCGACCAGGGATCCCGTCATCTGCGAATATCCCCTCCCGAGGTTATTCATGGAGCGCCTTCGGCGGGAGTCGAACCCGCGCATACACGCGGCCGCAAGGAAGAGGATCCGAAGATCTGCGACCGGTGCGATCTGCCACTGATTCCTACGAAGGCATGGACAGGCGGTTTGAGCATCACCGCATCACATAAGCGCGGGATTGGCCTGCCTGCCGCTGTTGGTGTATGCCCACTCTGACGTGAGTGGGCGGAGCGTGTCCGATATGCCGTTCGGACAGGACGGTGTTACGTAGCCCAAGGAGTTAGGAGAATCCATGGCGGATATGAAAAGGGTCCAAACCAATTCACCTCGGTTTGAACCCTCTAATCCACTGACAATTGTGCGTTGCACTTTCGATTTTGTCAAATCGAGTCGCGTCGCATGACCTGTCCATGCACGTCGGAAAGCCTGTACAACGGCTGCCCCTTCACGTTTTCACCAACCGGTTGGAGCCTGCCGCGCTTGCGCCATGAGCGAATCGTGTTCGCGTTGCACTGGAATCCGCATTCGCGCAGCAGTTCCGCGCACTCACCAGCCGTGAACGCGCGTCCCGACCGAACGCATTCCCTCAGGAACCCCAACCGCACATCCGCCACAAGGTAAGTGTTGCCGCACACGGGACATGCAATGCTTACCGCGCCGACCGCCGCGGTCAATTCGACTCCGCACAGCGGGTTCGGGCATCTTCCGATGCCGTGCTTGGAAGGCGGCACGTCGATGATGTCCAGCGTCTTTCGAACCATCGGCTCCCACTCATGGTAGAAGTCGGCGATGTCAGGCATGCGGCGCAGTCGAGGACTGCCGGCGCAGACACGCAGCATGTCCACCAGCGGCGGATGCACGCCATAGGTAGCCCAAGGCATGGCGGGCGGAGCGTACAATCGGCGCCAGAGTGCGATTGCGGCATCCTCGATGGCCTGCATGTGGTCGAGCACCGGCAATCGGATTGGCGTCGGCGCGGCTGGAAGGTTGACGCGTCCAGGCTGGCGGCCTCCGTAGTGCGCGGTCGAGTCCAGGAACTCATGCAGCGAATCCAGCCATGATGGATATTCCCGCAGCCAGCCGCGCATCAGCCCATCGCATCTCGCGCACATGGTGTCGCCGACAGCGCATTCTCCGCCGCAGACGAGGCACACGCCGGCGAGCGCTGGCTTGTTTTGGTTGGTTTGTGCTGGTTGTGTCTGGTTTGGTGTTGGTTGGGATTCGTTGTTTTGTTCGTTCATTTGTTCGATTCCCTCCGGCGTGGTAGTCTTCTGGTGGTGTCAGGAGCCCGGCCGGAAGGTCGGGTTTTTGTTATTCGTGGTGTTGTTGGATTATCGCTTTGATTTCCTCTTTGGGGATTTGAGGAACCAGTGGTGAGATCTCATCGAGGCTGTATCCGGCCTGATGCCATTTGATGATCATGTCCATGAGGGTTTTCTTCACTTTCATTTCGTTTCCCTTCGTATTTGCTGGATGATCGTCTCGTATGGTTTGCGGTGGAAGATGCGTATCCACCATTCGGGGCGGCGGCCCCATATGGTTTTGACTTCGGTGAGGGGAAACCATGATACGTACCATTTTTGGCAATTTCCGCAGTACAGCACCTCGCCTTCCTCCTTCGGTCTGGGATGCTCATGGTCGAACGCTGGCGTCCTTGGCACCAAATAACTTCGATTGCTCATTTCGTGTCCTTCGTGGTTGGGCGGACGGTGAATGCGACGAGTCCGGTCTCGGCATTGAACACCTTGACCGGCTCGCCAGTCCTCAAGGACATGGCCTGCGCGTAGTCTCCAGCATCGTCGATGTTCTCGAACGTTCTGACGCCTTCCGCGGTGACGACGTTGTAGCTCATCTTGTCGGCTCCTTGTCCGCGCCGCTCACGTGGTACCAGTCGCATGACAGGCCGGCCTGATCGGCGTTCGCCGAGTAGACGACGCAGTCCACTTGCCTCGTGTCGGTCAGGGTGACGACGCATTCACGGAATTCGTCGTCCCAGGCGGAGCACTGCGATTCGATGGACCTGACCGCATGCGCTGGCGTTGAAAGCTCCGACGCGCTTCCGCATCCGGCGAGCGCCATACATATGACGGTGATGGCGAGTGTGATGCGTGTTGTTTTTCTCATTTTGTTTCCTCCTAGTGTTTGCGCCATTCGCCGTTGGCGTATCTGTTCCATCCGCGGATCGCGGTTTTGATGCTGTCGTCCGGTGTTTTGATCCAGATGGCGTTCGGACATCCGCGGCATTTGGCGATCCAGATGTAGTGCATCGTGGCTCCGATGATTCGGGCGTATGGTTCGATGCTTGGCTTCCTCGTGCCGCAGTAGGGGCATGGACTGGTCCTATGCCATTTCCTGGCATGCGATGTGGTGTTTTTCATGGTTTGCCTTCCGTGATGACGACGGCGCGGATGTCGTCCGACGGGTGGATGAATGTCATGGTTGGTTTCTTTCTCGTTTGGTTTCGGCTTCGTCCAATGCGGTGTCGAGCATGTCAGCGAGACGTTCGGCCTTGTCGGGCGTGAGCCTGTAGCTGGTGAGCTGGTATGCGTACGGGCCTGTGGAATGGCCTTCTCGGATGTTCAGGATGATGCAGTTGCCGTTCGTGCTGGCCTTGGCCGTCACGTCGAGGCTTTCGTATGGTTTCGGACTCATTCGCGGTTCCTTTTCGGATTGTGGTCGGGGCACAGGTCGAGTTCGTGGCTCCATCCCTGGTATTCGAGGCGGTATCTGGTGCCGATGTCATGGCAGCGGCATTCGCGGCAGTCGGCGTGCAGGTGGTTGGGGCAGTCCACGTGGCCGTCACGCTCCTGCCATCCGGGTTCATTGCAGTCGGATTCGAGTCCGCAATGGTGGCACACGTACACGGGATGGCAATTCGGGCAGTAGGTCTTCCAGTCGCCCTGCGAGTCCTCGCAGTACGTCCATCCGTCATCCTCCGCCTGCGCCCGCGCGGCGTCCTCACTCCAGTAATCGTCGAACTGTTCGCAGCCGCAGCCGTCGCACACACACGAGTAGGACGTTCGTTCGCGGATCATCACATGGTCCTTCCGGTGATGGACTTGTACAGGCTGCGGTAGTCGCTGATGTCGCGTTCGATGCACCAGCGGACGCGGTGGCGGCTGGAATGCCTGCCGTACGGGGTTTCGTCCGTGAACCAGTCGGCCAGATGGCGCAATGTGGTCACGTCCAGCTTCCGGTGCGACATGCGGCGCACGATGTCCGGATCCAACCGGCGCAGGAAGTCGATGTCGAAGTCCACGTTCGTTCCGGCCGGCACGAGCGTGAACCGTTGCGCGAGGCTGTCCAGGAATTCGAGGATCGCATCAGCGACGGCCTTGCGGTTGATTCTGGACGGGTCGGAGTCCACCAGGGCGTACAGCAGTCCGGAATCGCAGTGCATCGAGAAGCTCACTGGCGTGAAATCGTCCAAGGTGAGGCACTGCGGCTTCACCAAGCGGGTGAGCGTGCCGTACGTTTCGGTGGCGTCCACGCTCGTGCAGCGCATCCCGACCTCCAGCAGTTCGTCCAGGTCGCGGTCCACTCCAGTGGTCTCCACGTCGACCCACAGGAGCGCCTCCGGCTTCCCATTCCGGTCTTTGTCCTGTTTCCTCATGATTCGTCCTTCCAATCGCTTTGCCATTCGATGATTTCGATTTGCGTGAGCCGTTGCGCCGTGCCGTCATCCAACAGCCACCACCAGTCGCCGTTCCAGTCGCGTATCGGCACGCTGAGCGGAGCACGCCAGCTCGGGATGATGTAGCCGAACCGTTCCGCCTCGGCCGGATGCGCGTGCGCCCAACCATGACAGCCGGTCGTGCCGGAACCGCACAGTTCGACGATGTTGCCCGGCAGATCACGCACGGTCGGGTCGGCCCGACGGCGCAACTGCCTGTGGTGGCCGCTCCTGCCCGGCCAGACGGTCGGGTCGTGCAGGTTGCGTCCGCAACGCATGCAATGCCAGCCCTGGCGTGCGAGCGCGATGCGTTTTGATTCCTGGAATTGCCGGTCGCTCATCGTCGCTCCCTTCCGAGCTGGTCGAGCAGGTTGATGCATGTCGAGCAGTCGCGTTTGATATTGCGGATGCGGTCAAGGTCCATATCGGCGAGCGCCGGGCCTTTGAGCGCGTCGAGTTCCAATCGGTCGGCGGCTTGGATGGCCGAGGTGAGGATGCCGGCCATGTGTGCGATGGTCATGGCGTTCATGCCGCCGCCTCCTGTCCGAACAATTGTTCGACCCACGCGTTCTCGGGCACGTTCGCGAGCTGACGGCGCAGCATGTCCGGGTCCACGCCCTGGTTGAGCAGGTCCGCGACCTTGCACGCGAGCTCCATGTAGTCGTCGGTGCCTTCGAGGTCGGTGCCGATGACGCGTTTCACCTCGTCGCTCGCCCACGTGTACTTCCTCGCTGATTGCTGGTTTTTGACGGTGGTGTATCCGAGTTCATGGCCGCGCATGAGCCAGATGCGGAATTTCGCGTCCCAGTCGGCCGACGTGGCACCGGTGTCGAGTGCCCTGTCCTTGAACTTCCCCGCTTCGATGTCGCAGTCGATGCCGAGCCTGTCGGCGAGCGCCTGGTGTTCCTCGGTGGGTTTCCAGTCGGCTGGTATTGGGATTTGTTTTCTCGCGCGCGCGTTACTCTCTCTAGGTTCTATATATGGTTCTTCCTTATATAGGTTCTGTGCGCAATCATATTGCGCCCCTGATTGCGCCCCTAGCGACGTTTTTTTGCGCCCCTGATTGCGCCCCTCCAACTTGTTTAGGGGCGCAGTGGTCTGCGCCTCTTGCGGCGGCTGTTCCAGAGGCGTAGTTTTTGCGCCTCTGAAATCCTTCATCGTGAGGTCCCAGACGATCGGACGGTATTTGCCGAGATGCTCGGTGATCCGCTGGTCTCCCCTTCGGATCAGTCCGGCCGTCTCCAGATCGTGCAGGCCGTTCTGGATGGTGCGCCGGCTGTATCCGGTCAGGGCCACGATGCGCTTCTGACTTGGGAACGCTCCCTTGCCTTGCGTGTCAGCGTGGTCGGCGAGCAGGAGCAGGATGCGCAGCAAAGCTCCTTTGACCATTTCGGCGGGCACGTCGTACATGGCCCACTCCAATGCTTTCATGCTCATGATTTCTCCTTAGAAATCCGGTTCGGATTCCGGCTTGCCGAAATCACCGAACGAAGACGACGAACCCGAAGCCGAACCCCACGGGTCGGACGGCGGCAACGGTGCTCCGGAAGCGGCGGCCCCGCCCGTATAGCCGGTCGGAGCGGAAGACGGATTCCCATACGCTCCAGCCGTACCCCGCTGCGACTTGGCCACCTGCGCCGTCGCATACCGCAAGGAAGGGCCGATCTCATCCACCTGCAATTCCACGGAAGAACGCTTCTGATGCTGCTCGTCCTCCCACGAATGCTGCGTCAGCCTGCCCTGGGCGACCACACGCATGCCCTTCACGAGACTATTGGCGCAATGCTCCGCGAGATCGCCCCACGCGCTGCAGCGCAGGAACAACGCATCCCCATCGACCCACTGCTGCGACTGCCGGTCGAACGTGCGCGGAGTGGACGCGATCGTGAAACCAGCCACGCTCCTGCCGTTCTTCGTCGACCTCAATTCCGGGTCCGCGGTCAGATTGCCCACCACCGCGATGATCGTCTCACCAGCCACTCGAACCCACCTCTCACGACGACAGTCTTGATGATGCGGATGGTCTCGCCACCATCCCTGGTCTTCACCATGTGCGTCAACTGCGCGGCCGCTCCCCGATGGAAAGCGTCACCAGGCATCACCTCCAACACCGGAGACGCCACCTCGGACACGAACCGGCCCACCAGTTCGTTGAAACGCACGCCCAACGATTCGAGGATCACCAGCTCCTTCCACGCCTCGCCCTCCATCGCCCGACGACACGCCTCCCGCACGGCCCTGTCGCCACGCGTCATCCTCTTCTCGTCGACGTCCTTGACCGGAGCGTTCGGACTGAAATGCCAATGCGGCAGAATCTCCTTCATCGGTTCCTCCCTTGACCTTGATTGATTGATATGAGATTGATTGATATGAGCCGGACCGCTGGGCGCCATGACAGCAAATAATCGCGTCCATCGTTCCCACACCCCTCAAGAAAGCTGAACGAAGCGGGGATGCGGGCGGCGTTGACGGTCCGGCCAAGCGCCGGCGGCGGGATTCGAACCCGCAGCGGACGGCGTGACGGCGGAAGACGTGAGAGCGAATGCGTGAAATGCAATGTGAGATGAAAGGACACACGCCTCCGCCATCCGTCCGCGGCCTTGTACGGCGGCGGATACGTTCAGACGTCGCCCTCCACGTCATCGCGCGAAGCGAACGTGACCGTCACCCACAGCGCAGTGGCCAGATACACGCCCTCCACCACAAGCGCGCCCGTCAGGCCGCCGCCATGCCAGGTGAGCATGAGCGTCACGCTCACGACCAGGCCGACCACGGCGGCCGCGAACTTCACACGACGCAGCGTGTAGTTCGGCCTCCCCTTTTCGGACCTGTCCTCGATGCGATAATCGTTGTCGGTCATTTGTTTTCCTCCAGTTCCCTGAGGATGCGATTGCATTCGCGTCGCATGAATTGGACGTCAATCTTCGTGAATGTGAAATCGGTGCGCCCGGCCGTAGTGAAGAAGCTGACTTCGATTTCGGCGTGGTGGTCGCTGGTCTCGTTCTGGTGTTTGCGGACGCGCATCTGCAGCGCGCCGTTCGCGAACATGCTCATCTGGTGCCTCCTATCATGGCTGTGAGCGTTCGTACGACTTCTTTGCCTTGCTCCGCGGTGAATTCCGCGAGCGTTATCTCCTGGATGCCGTCAATGAGGCTGGCGGATCCGTCCTCGCCGAAATGGATGTATAAGCCGCTCGTCGTGAGCAGCACATTGCGTGGTTCGCGGCGTCCCGACTGTGGTGGCGCCGGCGGATCCAGCCTGGCCTCCTGTCTGATACTCATGTGTCACAGCTCCTTGTTGATCGTGTCGATGATGAGGTCCACGAGGCCGGCCACGTCGAGGTCGATGTAGCCGACGATGTAGCCGAGCGGACGGTTCGCGTAGCCCCCGCCCCGTTCCTCGCCGACAGCCGGCCTGATGACGTCGCCATGGTCGTCGAATTCGGCGAACACGGCCCTCACGCACGCCTTGCGAATGTCGTTCATGCTTACTCCTCCAACGATTTGACGTATCGGTCCATTTCCTCGCGTCTGACGTGACGGCGGGAAGGCGTTCCTCGTTTGCTTGGCGGACGGAACGTGTCTATGTCGCCCTGGTTGACAGCCTGTCGGAGGCCGTCGTAGTCGATCCCGTACAGGCTCGCGGCCTGCGGGATGGTCCATGCGAGCCTGTCCTTCAACGGGATACGGCTCGCATCCTTGAGCTCGTTCTGCAAGACCATCACGCGCCTCCTTTGCGTGTGTGATGCCGGGCGGCGTTAGGAGAACCGCCCGGCCCTCTCCTAAAATCGGTGTCATCCCGCATTTCCGACGTGCGGGCCGAACAGTTAGGAGAAGAATCATGCTCACACAGCGACAGGCACTCGAAGAGGCGAGAGGAAACATCGCCTGCGGAACCAGCATCGCCGCGCGAATCAAGGAGACCTCGCAGAATCCCGAGATTCGGGAACTCGCGAAGGCTGTCTATTTCATCGGATTCGGCAGCCAGCAGATCGTCAACGCCTTCACCGACTCCGGCAGGATAAAGGATCTCTAGAAGGAAACGGCAGACGGCTTCCATCTGTCCAAGCACGGCGGCGGCAGCGGCGGCCTCCCTCAACTGCTCGAGGCCTCTGCCGCCGATCGACGACATGGCGAAGGTCGAATCAATGAGGTCGACGCTTGTCTTCGGCTGCGTCGCGGTGATGAGACGGTTCCTCAAATCATCGAACGCGGAGAGCATTGCCCTTTGCATGTTCTTGTCCATCACGCACCCGCTTCCAACGACGGCTGATCGCGACCCCAGTACCGGTCGATGAAATAGCGCTGCCCCTTGCCCGTGACCTTCGGCGTACGGCTGACCGTGGTGTGCCCGTCCGCATGGGTGACGGTGGTCTCCTTGATGCGGAACAGGCCGAGTTCCATCGCACGCTGTGTCGGCATGTTGCGATTCGAACCGGACTTGCCGAGATACCCTTCAGCCCGAAGAAGACGGAACAGTCTATTCTGGCCGACGGGTATGCCGTTCTGCAGGAGCATCTTCGCGAGCTCGCCGACCAGGCACGTGTCGTCGGACGCGGCGACCGCGTCGGCGAATCGAGCTTTCGGCTCCAGTTCCACGATGCGCGTCTGCTGTTCGGCGATCTGCTGGTTCTTTTGTTTGATGGTCTTCTGCGCGACGAGCACGGCCCTGGCCATGATGTCCTCATCAGAATCCGACTCGGACGTCGGGATGTAGCCGCCGGTTTTGCGGATCTGCGGAAGCACCTCATGCGTCACCCAACGCTGGAACTCCTTCGCCTCCGGCTTCCGCGAACGCATGATGAGCTTGTACAGGCCAGGCTCGGAGATGATGAGAGGCGCACGACCCGGCTGATTCCAAACCTCCGAATTGCGGAGGTTTGTGATTTCGTCATCATCAAGAGCGTCACGGAGATGATTTGTGTCAATGCCGAGGATGTCGCATGCGTCCTTGGCGACGAACCAAGGCTCCCCCGCCTCATCGGTCAAGGTGCGCAATGATGCGCCCCTGAAATCGAATCGTTGTATTTCGTTGTTCATGGTTTTTCTCTTTCGTATGAACCCTTCCCCGCCGGTACGCTGGTAACTGCCAGGAAACCAATCCGCCGGTGGCGGGGAAAGGAAGAATGTATATGGCTGAACTTTTGAGAATAGGCAAGAATGACGCCGATAGGTCCTTGTATGAGCAGTGGGCGTTAGCGGATGATCCGACACAGGTCCTTGCAGATATGGCCGATGCCGCACGGAACCATCGCATCCTCAGGATTCATGCGAGCCGTACTGCTAACGGCCCCGTCGAGGACTTGTATGTGAATCCCGCGGAATGCTCGTGGTGGGATGTGGTTCATACGCGTCCTCAGAGGGTCGCGTCATACTAGGCTCGTTGCTTTCCGGCCGTGCGGTCTTCAGGGCCTGCGCGGCCGCTTCCGCGAGTTCGTACAGGTCGTGCACATCACAGTGGAAGCTCAACCCGTACGATGCGCCGAGCTGAATGGTCAGCAGGAATCTGCCATCACCGAACGCCGGGGTGACCTTGAATCGCGGGTGCCAATCCTCGGAACCGCCCAGCAGCATGTCCTGCGGATGATCGAACACCGGCGATTCCTCGCGGGCGGCCAGCTCCTCGCGGACAACCTCCCTTATCGCGCCCAGCAATGCCGGTTGCCTCTTCTTGAACCCCTCAACTGAAACCGGAACAATGGTCTTGGTCGCCGGCCAAGTCTTAATATCGTTGCTCATTTCGGATTCTCCTTTCGATTCATTCGTCGGCGAGCGCTGATTGCTTTCCCGACGTGTTTCGTTTGAGGGCCTTCCTACCGAGTGGGAGAATGAGCAGACCCACGCAAAGAAGGGAGGTGAGAATATGAGCAATGGATCCGATTTCGCGAAGGCGAGCGCCGTGTTTGGGAAGGCCGCCGAAACGTCCGATCCCGACGAGAGGATGAGAGCCCTGTGCCAAGGTCTTTCCCTCCTCGCCAAGGGATTCGATTCGATGGATGCCTCCATGGCATCCGCCGCCTACTGTCTCGACGTGCTCTCGAATAAGTTCTGAACGGAGTTCCTGTATCTCCGTGCTTAGTCGGTCCGCGGCCTGATTGATGTGCCCGAGAATCGAGCCCATGACTTCGGTCGTCATGTCGCGGGCCGACAACTGCCGTCTGACCTCGATGCCGATGCCTCGCAGGTCAAGGCTGGACAGGTGGCTCCTCCTGTCGTCGCCCACTGTTCCGATAACCGTTCGAGCTGGTTCCTCGCGGACGGCTTTCCTTATCGCGCCCAGCATCGCCGGGTGCAGGCGTTCGAACTCCTCAACGGAAATCGGGTTTATGGATTCATCCGGCGTCTCAGCCGGAATGTTGATGCTCATTTCGGATTCTCCTTTCGATTCATGCGTCGGCGAGCGCCGACAGCTCACGGATTTTTTCGGCAATGAGCTCCAGTGGGTCGATTTGGCTTTCCGACGCGGATGCGAACCACATGCTCAGCGTCATGTCCTCTGCATCAAGAGCGCGGCTGACAGTTGTCCGATTTCGGTTGCATCGAGCGGCAATGTCAGTCATCTGCGTTTTGCTAATCAGAACGTCGTTCCTTGTCTGACGGACAACTTCTTTTGCGAGCTTGGTGCAATCGACTTTCTTGTCAATCGTCATTGTTTTTCACCTCCATCTGTAAGCACCTGCTTACTTGATGAGACCGATGTTAGCTCGTGCTTACAACTTACGCAAGTGCGGCGTGTCAACATGTGCTAACGTTGTGCACATGGCTACGAAGTACGAATGGACGGCGTTTGATTACGCCTCCCAGCAAGCAGCAGCGAAGATCATTGCTGATTCTGGATATTCATATCGAACAATTTCCGACATGATGAACAATGCCGTGAGTCATGTCAGAATCAGTGACATTGAAAAGGGCAGAAAGGCACCAATCAAGCTCTCAGAGTTTTTACTGCTCTGCCAGGTCTGCGAGGTGGACCCAGTCACCACACTGCATGAGATCATCGTCGCCGCCCGCGCCTACGAGGCTCGCGAGCGCGAATCCCGGATCACCGATGACCTCATCGACCGTATCGCCGCACACCCCGAAGACTATGACGTGGCAGCCAACAGGGATCCGAACGCACGTCTCGAAGCCGAGACGCCTGACGAGTGAGGGGAATGACAATGGGTTTCAGGGTCAATCGCAGGATCAGCCTGGGCAAGAACGTCCGGGTGAATATCGGTAAAAGAGGTGTCAGCACGTCCGTGAAGATGGGACCGGTCACAGTCAATTCGAGGGGACGCAAGACCGTCCATGTGGCAAAGGGCGTCTCATATACCATCAATCCGAAGACGAAAAGAAACACCGCTCCGCAGCGGAGGTCAACTGTCGAAAGCAAGCAACAGGCGAGTTATGCCCCCTCATCTGCAGGCAGCACGCCACATCAGCCTCGCCCAAAGACTTTGAAGCAGCTCGAAATCCAGTACAAGGCATATAACGTCCTTCTCTGGGTGATGTACGCGATGACCGCGTTCACCATTCTCATGTGCTTCTTCGGACCAGTCATGCTCGTCTTCGCCATCCCGTTCACGCTGATGTCAATACGCTTCACCAAGCTCAAGGCGACGCTCAGGAAACAGCTAGAAGAGAGAAGATCCGACGACGCGTCGCCGGTTGCCGCAGATGCTGATGGAATCACGACAGACGAGTCGAGTTCCAAGAATACGGCGAACGAGAGGAGCATTTGACATGTCGAGGAAGAATAGGAAGCCGAGGTTCACTCTTTCGCAGGAGGAGGCCGAACGGCTTATCACGGCCGTCAAGAACGCCGTGGAGGATGTATTTCGAATGCCGGCGGCCGGCGAGCATAACGCGGAATTCCACGTGAGAGCCGATGACGGGGAGAAATTCACCATCGCCGTCTTCCAAGGAACCAAGAACGCAGCAAGGCATCAGATATCAGCCCGCATCACGAAACTGGGAATTCCGCTGATACGCCTATGCGTCAACAGCGGAACGCACAACAATCCCGACGGCACACGAATATCGGGTACTCACTGGCATGTATACAAGGAGGGAGACGATGATTTGGTGGCGTATCCGGCCAATCTCGAGTCCGATGGATTCGTGGACGCTACCATAGCCTTATTAGATAAGTTCAACGTGATCAAGAGACCAGTCTTCCAGGAGAGCCTGATATGAACAGCATCGAGAGCATCAAGCCCGACGAGCTCATCGAGGAGTATGGTGAATGGCTCAAGCACGAGTCCTCTGCCAAGGACCTCGGAGAGTGGAAGGAAATAACGCTCCCGATGTTCGACCACTCCAACGATGACCTGATCTTCTATGCCAAGACCGCCGGTGATCGCATCATGTTCACCGACGACGGGTACACACTCGAATCGTTCCGACAGAACGGCGTCACAATCACAGAGGCGAGGCGCGAGCGCATGGAACGCATCGCCCGCAAATACGGTTCAGGCATCAAGAACGACGAAATAGTGCTCGAATCGGATGGAAGACGCGGCGATGCCATGAACCGTTACGCGCAGGCCCTCATCGGCGTCGGGTCCATGATGGAGGCCGCGCAGCGAAGGGTTGCGGAATACTTCGCGGATGACGTAGCCACCGTGCTGGATGGATGTAACGTGTTCTATACGGCAAGCGTCGGCATCCGCGGGGTGTCGCGATACGAACACAGCTTCGACTTCATCTTCCAGCGCAGCGCAAACCATCCGACGAGGTTCTGCCAGGCTCCGAACAAGTTCGACAAGGACGCCGTAAGGAACATCATGTGGGGTTGGGAGGACACGCGCAAGGCCAAGGAACGCGCCGATGCGAAGCTCGTGTTCTCGAGCGTAATGTTGTCCG